GAAAATGGCTAGTTTTGTTTGCCGCACTAGCCAAGCGACTATATCTTATCTATTAACTTAGAAGGTTAGCTTTAATCGCCAATAACGATTACACCAGCTTCAGGTCTGATAACTTTCAATCCATATCTCATGGACATGTAAGAACCAGTTATTCCGAATCCGGGGTTTGCTTCTTCAACAGTTAGATTACGTCTTTCGACGTAAGCCATTGGCTTGACAGACATGTCAAAGACACCAAATCTGTTCTTTGGGATGAAGGCGTTCATTACGACATTTAATCCGTAAAGTTGTCCTACAACACCAGACTTGGATACATCATTAACATAATCTATACCACCTTTCTGTACGATACCTGCTGTTCCAGCGGCACCTGCGAAAGGAGTAGTAAAGTCAGCCAAGTTCAATAGAGTTTTGTAGTGCATTGGGGAAATCATGATTGTATCTGCATTCAATCCTTTTGCGCCTATCAATTCCATTGCTGCTGTTATATCGTTTAATGCGATGTCACCAGTTGCATCACTGTCACCGTCTTGACATACAAAGTAGTGTGAACCTTCAGAGATTGGTCCTAATCCTGCAAGGTCATCCTTGCTGTATATACCATATTCTGAAATTCTTACGTCGTTTGCTGCGTCAAGTCCGCCAGACCCATTGTCATCCAATGAACCAAAGAAACCACCGTGTGGGTTCGTTGCGAAAGTTGTGACTGCTGCTTCTGTTGTGGTTGCTCCGAGGTCAGTTGTTCCAGATACACCTGTCATAAAGGTTGCATCTGCAATACCGAAAAGTGCTTTAATAGCGTGTTCGGTTACGTGCCTCTCGACTGCTCTTCGTGCTTCGTTCAAAGCTAATTCCATTTCAGAGAAACGTGAATCTTCGAGCATTCTGCGGGTTACACCAACTGCAATTCCCCATTCCTTAACATTGATACGCTCGTTGCGTAGGTCAGTGTGTTGGTATGCGGGAGTTGCGCCTTCTTCTATTTGTTCTAGCTTCATGCTAGGTTTAGAAAAGCTTATGTCTACATCTCCACCAGTTTCAGTTGTAAAGCGTTCTGCGAACATTTCGAGTACAGGCATGCTTGTGACTTTGTAGTCTTGTAAAGCATCTTTGTAATCGACTAATACGCGATTTGCTACAGCTGAAAGTGCTGAAGTTGCTAGACCTTTTTGTGCTGTTACCATATTTATCTAACTCCTTAGAGAACCAAACACTTGGTTAAGGTTCCTCCACTTGCTGCTTGAGCTTCCAAAGCCATAGCTACAACACGGTCTGTGTCGTTGCTTCCGGCTGTATCCAAAGCTCCTGCTGTTCCTGAAGTATCTACCATTAAATTATCTCCTGCTGATACAGTTTCGCATATAACGTGAGCTATATAACCGCTTCCTGTAATAACTGAACATAAATCTCCTGATGCTGCGTCTACTAGAGCGACACCGGCAATTGGTAAAGTACCGTCAGTTGCTAATGCTACTTTTGCGTTGGAGTCGATATCTAATACCTCTCCAGCGGAAATAGCTGCTGCTGCCGTAAAATTAATGATACGAGCTGGTGCTCCACCATCATTAATTAATACCGTTTTTGTTTCTGCCATATTTATTCTTCCTTATTTTCTTCTTCTACACCATTGAAAACAATTCTTCCATCTTTCATCGCGAACATTCGTGATGTTTCTGGAGCATCTATTTCTTCTGGTTTTGCTTCAGCTTCTACGGATTTACCTTTTCCGAAGGTCCTTTCGGTCTCTTCAGGAACTGGTATTGATTCCATAGCTATGCTGAATCCTTCTAGCTTAATCTCATCCCAAGCGTTAAGTTCTTTCATACGCTCTTCTTTAGTCTCGTCATCTACCTTGCCGAGTAATGCTTCTTTATTGATAATTGCATCAACGAATCCAGAAACGCGTGCTTTTGCAAGCTCCACTTTTCTAGCTTCTTCTGCTTCCTCGAACTTGGCGATGGTGGCTAAAGCTTCTTCATGCGTTGAAGTTAACTCCTTGTGGACAGATTCCATCTCTGCGAGCTTATCCTTCATAGCTGCGAATTCACGCTCTACAATTGGATTGCTCTCTGATTTTGTTTCTACTACTTCTTCTGTCATAGTTACCTCGCTAGTTGACCCGTGTTCTACAGGTACAAGCTTGTTTTCGTCTCCTCCACAGGAGCGAGACTCTCCTTCATTCTTTTCACATTTCGTTTCGATTGTACATGCGTCACACACAGGAGTACGAGTCTCATTATCAATGAAACTCACCTCGACAGGACGAATGTCTGTTGCAAATGGCTCACCTAGAACGTCAACATCCTTGGAAAGCCAATCAATACTGACATGAGTCATATCGCCATTTTCTATCTTCTCTAACACTTCATTTGCTTTTTGTGCATCTTTGTGGATGCGTGCCATAAGCTTCACAGCTTGTAAACCATCTTCTAATTCTACGTATTCCGGGTTGATAGCCATGCCCAACAAATCGTCGGGGGTACGTTGATGGTTAAAGTAAACCGGAAGCTCGTTAAAAGCTTCTATATTATCTTTTAGAATAGTCGGTTCTATATAAACCTTTTGGTCACCTTCTTCATCGTGGGGGCCTGATGTTATTGCAATGACCGGAAATTCATGATAATCGTCAACAAGAGCTACATCTCCAAACACTTCCATTGCAAATGTACGTTTGGTTCCATCTACGTTACCATTTACGTTACTTGCAAATTGTCGGCCAGCTTCTTCATCTGGCATTGTGTCAACTCGCATTCTACATAAATTAGATGCAAGTTCTTGGTAGTTCTCGTGGCCACGCTTTTTTAATCGTGGCGCTGTTTCTAGTAAGCAATGCTCATATGCATATTCTTTACTCATTTTCTCTATCCCCCGTTGGATTTGCTGCTGGTTGATTACCAGCTCTATTTTCTGTCCTTGCGGACTCTTCTGTTTTATCTTGGTCTTTTCCTCCAGACAAATTTGCATTCTCTGCGGTATCTTGCATTTCAGATATTCCATCTGGATTCAATCCACGTTCCATTCTTACTTCTCCCGGCGATAATACACCTTCAGATAAGTAAACCATATCAGTTTTTGCTTTAACAAAAGCGTCATCAACATTAATTTGCCTAAATTTAAATCTAGCTTGACCACTTTCTAATTGTGGCATTAATTGAGAATTAATTGCAGATTCGACTGCGGCCTGTAAATGTTTAACATAAGGTTCAAATATAGGTCTTGCTTGTTCTGGTTTTTCCCACATTGTAATTGGTACCTTTAAAGCTATATGTATCTTTTTTAATATATCGTCTGTGTACTTACCATATTCAAAAGCTCGTTGTGTACCTTGTAATTCTTTAACTGTAATATCATTTCCATGTATAATATCTTCTCCGGGTTCTAATCCGTTGAAGGCGTCCACCACTTCATTAATTTTGTCAGCATTATAAGGCATATCGGGAAGTCCGCAGCTAATATCAAACCTACTATTAGCGTATTTGTTGAGAGCAGTACCAATATCCCGTTCTGCGTAATCTTTAAGGTCAACCAAATAAAGAATTGGATGGATGTCACTAAGACCATAAGCGAAATCATCGAAGGTGTTATTTTTAAATTCGATAATCTCATTTTCTTCAAACCTCACTGAATTTTGGTCATCACCCAAATCTTGATAATAATACATTATTTGTCCACTTTCTGCTCTTTGTACGTGCATATTGAGAGAAGACCTTAAAACTAAGTTATCTCCTGTATATTCTAAATATGATGTACCAAAAATACGTCCGTTTCTTAACCAACCATATAATAATTGGTCAATATTTATTTCATCAAACAATTTAGTGATAGCTTGGCGTTCTTCGTCATTATCTGTTACTATATCGTAACCATCCTTGGCCGCATATAAACACGGTAAATCAATAAGCGTCTTAACAATAGGGTCAGCTAGGTACACATTCATGTACGTTCTTGCATCTCCTATTTGCTTTTCGTATGCAGAACCGAACATTCCGTTATTCTTTTGGAGCTGGATGCGTTTAATAACGCCAGCACCGAAGTCTCGGGGTTCATTTTCTGCAAATGGCGGGTTTGACCCCACCGACGCAAATTTACGCCTATTCCAAGGCAAATAATCACGTAGAGCCATAGCTATCAATTCCTATTATATAAACAGAGTATATAAAGCTTTCGCTCATAATCCTCCGGGTATACGTTTATTTATGGTATTTTTACTCTTTTCAGTCCTAAATATAGACGGAGTAGCACTGTTTATACTACGTCTACTAGAATTTCCACTAACATTAGCACTTGCAAAGGTTGCACTTGCTGGTGACATAGATAAACACGCATGAATACCCATTACTGAACTGTCACAATAATCATCATGTTTACCATCTGGAGCAGCTATTCGTTCAGTTTTATTGGCTGCATCCATAACATATTCTAATTCGCAGTGTTCTCTTATCCATTTATTTACTAGTTTAGCATCTTTTGATTCTAAATCTTTGGGATGGGGTATTTTTACTATACCTTGTTGTATATATGATACATAATCCCTATATGCTTGGGTTTTACTACCCTTTGGCCCACCTGTAAAAACGAAAGGTATAAAATGTCTTCCGTCCTCATAGCATGCCTTTCTTATGTCTTGCTCAATCGCACCACCAATACCAGTAGCGTCAATAATAATACGCTCAGCCCCAAAGTCTCTAGCAGTGTCAATGATACGTTGTCGTTGAAATGGAATGTCATGTCCACCCGTTCTAGGATTAATCTCTTCCAATGAGATAAGTCGTGCAATATTTCCATCTGTTGCCTTCTCGACGGCCCAAACGCTAATAACAGTACTATTAACGGATTTGCCAATATCCACGGCCACAGTACAATTCGGATAAACTTTTCCTCTGTCCGCGAAAGCTCGTCCTCGTACTCTGCATGCTTTGATAGCTTCTGGATTGAAGATGTTCGAGACCGACTCGACGAACTCGCACTCATATTCTGTTCTCCAATATATTGAATCTTCTCCCCATTCCATCATCTTATCAAGCATTTCTGTTTCTGTATATGGAGGCGTATAGGCTCTACCAGCCTTTACAGCATCTCTCCACGTATACACTAATCTTGTAAAAGTATCTGCATAAGCATCGTCATACAAATAACGCCACATGTGGTTTTCTTTACTTTTCGGGGTACCCAAGTTAATAAAAGGTGCCTTATTCGCTACAATACAAGGCTCTACATTGTCAATAAATAATTTATCATCTATAAGTGGACTCTCATCCACAATTAAGAAGGTAGGGTGCTGGCCACGTATAGCTTGCCCTTGGTTAGATGCAGCTACCGGAGCTCTACGCAAAACTGTGCCCCCTTTAAGTGTTATGTTAGGCTTATTGTGAAATCTATAATTCTTAACTAAGCCTGATAAGAATGCATTATCAGCAAAATGCCTATATACATAATTAAATATAAGTGAAGCTTGGTCCTCAGATGGAGCCAAGATAAATATTAAATCTCTAAATCTTTTAAAAAACATATATACGGTAGCAGCAATAGAGAGTGCATAAGACTTGCCTGAGCCTCGTGGAGCCAAGATAGCCATTTTGCGCTGTTTACCGTTTGTGGGGTGAGTGAGGGCCGTAACTACAATACTTTCTTGTAGTGGTCTCATCTTAAGAGGTCTATTCTGA